TGACAGTAGTTTGTTTGAAGATATTCTTGATTATAAAGAATTTAATCTAGATAAGATTAAGTATGTTTTAATGCATTATCCTTTAATGCAGTGGAATGGTAGTTATAAGGGAAGAAGTATTCATTTACATGGACATATTCATGCTCAGTGTGAATATAACTTAAAAAATAGAGATGATTCTGTTTTTAGGTATGATGTTGGTGTGGATGCTAATAATTATTTTCCTGTGTCATTGACTTCTATAAGGGATTTCTTTAATATTAAGTTAGATTGTGAGGGTGGTTAAGGTGTCTTTTGATGATATTAAATTTAAGAGTGATTATTCTGCAGAAGATATTAGTCGTATAACAAAAGATTTTGTAGATATGGTTAAATATTTACGAAATAATGATTCATATTTTAGTTCTGTGGTTAATGAGTGTGATAAGGCTTTGTGTGACTTGTATCATTATTGTGAGTTACGATATCCTACGACTCGTAGTGGCAGGACTAAAGTAGTAAGTTCTATACGAGATGTGTCTATGATTCGTAGAAAAGCAAAAGATATCTTAGAACTAATTGAGCCTATACTAAAATTAGATACTTCTTATGTGAATGAATTAGGAAAGATTTCAAATCATGTGAATAAGTCTTATCATAAATTATATATTACAGAGCGTGTATATACTCCACGTGTTTTAAATGATTTGTTTAAAGATGGTGGTGATGATTAGGTGTCGTTTGACGCATCTACATTACAGGAGAAAATAGATAAATGTATCAGTAAGTATACATATGCTTATGTTAATTCTTGTATGTTAAAAGGTGAGGATTCCATTCATCAAGATGGCTTATATAAAGATATGATTTTTGAATTGTCTGATATTCTGCAAGAAGAAAGAAATAGATTGATAGAAAAATAATAATAGACTATTGCATGTGGTTATAATTTATGGTATATTATTGATATAGGTTTTAGTGGTCTTAATAGACTGAGTGATTTCATTGAAGTTCTCTCTCAATCACTCTCACAAACAAGGAACTTTCGTCACGGTTGTGGTTAGTTCCTAAGTTCAATTATCACTCAGTCTATTAAGACTACTAATTCTGATTGAAGCTTTTTATAGAAGCTTATTCACATAAATTTCTCCTAAAAATAGGGTTCACATGATGTCTAATGTGGACTCTATTTTTATTTGTTGTAAATGAGGGTAAATGTGGCTGATTATAAATTAGAAGATAAGTATATCTCTTTTAATGGGATTACTTTAGGGAGTGACCAAGTAGAGTGTGCTGAATATATGCTTGCTAGGCGAGGGTGTATTTTAGGTGGACAATGTGGTTTAGGTAAAACTCTTATAACGTCAGTAGCTAATAAAGTATTATTAGATAAGTATAATACTGTTGTATCTATTATTGTATGTCCTGTTAAGGCTTTAAAGGCTTTTAGAAGGGAGTTATTTGAAAAACTTCTTTTGAGCGAAGATGATGTAGGGATTATTTCTGCAGATTACACTTCATATAATTTAGATACAAATCGTATTTTTGTGTGTACAGATACTCAACTAGAAAAGTTAGATAGGATTACTGCTGAGTTAAAATCTAGAAATGTGTCTATGATTTTAAATGTGGACGAGGCACATAAACTGCAAGATAAAAAAAGTAAGTATTCTCAAATCATGTCTAGTATTCGTTCTAGATGTTCTATTGTATGGCTTATGACAGCTACTCCTATTCTTAACTCATTAGATTCTTTGTATAATATAGTTAATTTTTCTGCTCCTGGTTTCTTAGGTAAGAAAGATACGTTTGATAATAATTTTACCTTGTGGAATTTACGAGACCAATATATTAAACGTGGTGGTAAGCCTACTAAAATTAAAGTTAAAGAAGTCTATGGGTATAAGAATTTAGATATACTTAGAGAAAAACTTAATGATATCATGATTGTGAGGGGTAAAGAGTACAATCTTAAATTTACTGCTTTAGATTGTGATTTATCTGATAAAGATTACGAGATATATAAGAGAGTTTCTAGTGGCATTTTAAATTTTGAAGATGATGCTAGGAATTTTTCTCGTAGGATGCATGATTTACAGCGTTTTGTTGATAGGGTGTATACAGATGAAACAATGGAAGACCTATTAGCTAATTACTGTGATACTGAATATTCTCCTAAAGAAGAATTATTATTAAATTCTTTAGAGGGTGCATTTAGTAATGGGTATAGTGTTATTATCTATGCGGAATATAAGGAAACAATTTCTAGATTAGAATCTATTCTAAAGAAGAATAAGAAAAAACTTAATTTAGGTAAAATACATAAGGTTACTGGTTCTATTAATATTAAAGTTAGGGAAGCAGTAGAGGAAAATATAGGTTCTAGAGATGTTGTGTTAATTACATCAGCTGGGACTGAATCTGTAAATCTGCAGAAATGCAATACGATTATATTCTATGATATTTCGTTTTCTACTAAGAACATGATTCAAGCCATCGGAAGGGTTTGTCGTAGGGATTCAAAATTTGATACTCAATATGCTATATTGTTAGTAACAAAACGTACAATCGACGAATACAAATATCGTATGTTTAATAATAACTTAAATATGGTTAAAGGTGCAGTTGGTGCTGGTAAAGATATTCCTTTGTCAGAGGATATGTTGTTGTCAGATGCTAATGACTTACGAGTATTGAAAGATGAGTTACTCTGGGCATACAAAGGGACTAAGAAAAGAACACGTAAAGATAAGACAGCTGACTATAAAGTAGTTGAAAAGCAATTAGTACCTTGTACTTATGGTGATGCAAGTAGTGAGATTGCTAGTTATCGTTTTCTAGTTGAACCTTTTAAGGGTGATACTGCAGATTTTGATTTAGATTCTTGTATTAAGTTATATTCTTATATCACAGATAAAGATATTCCTTTTGCTGTGTTAAAAACAAAATATCAACAGTACTTTACAACAGATGAAGGTAAGAAGATGCTCTTATCTATTAAAGATGGTGCATTGAATAGAGGTAGGATTTTATTGTTATGTAATAACATAGAGATTTCTAAGTTATTACAAAAAGAAGTATTGAAGTTGTGTAAAAAATAGCATATTTATATTTTATGGAGATAGTAGAAAATACTATCTCCTTTTTATTTTTCATTTTATGCTTTACAAAACTTTACAACTATGTTATTATAATGTCAAAGTTAATACATCATATGTGAGGGGGTTTTTGGTTCATGTGTGATTATAGCGAGGATTTTATTTTAAAGGCTTTAAGGTGGTATTATCCAAACACTAAATTCTTTGTATCAGAGAGTGGCGTTATTATGGGTAAAGATTTTTTATTTGATGGTATTTATAATATTTTTACTGTGTCAGATGCTATGAAAGAGGAGGCGATAGTGTATTATGGAGACAAGCAGAAGCATACAAATTGATAGTTATTATAAGTTTTTAGATGATTATTACATTAGGTGTCATATTCTGGTTAACGATTATGAATCATCTACTATTGGTTGGGTTGATGTTGTATCATTGGCTGTGTTAGATGAGTCATGTGGTGGTAAATTCCCTTTCGATATTGCACCTATTAATATTAATGATATTAAGATAGATGATATCAAGTTTTGCATGGATTACTACTTATCTATTACTTTGGGTGATGATGGAGAGAGTGCTAAGGTAAAATCAAATAATTTTAATTTTTATGTTGTGTGGTTTAAATACTATATGTTGTTTAAGCATATATTTAAACCTACAGACGTGACTTCTTTCTTTTGCAATAGGATGTTTAGTGATGGTTTTATGAATTGTTTACATAGTTTCATTAGGTTTTTTAAGGGGTGATTGAGAATGATTGCTATGTATATTTTACTAACTTTATTATTTTTTATGGTTACTTGTTATTGTTTACACAAAGGACTTTATAATTTAGTATGTGTTTCAGTACTCTGTCATGTTCTCTCTTTAGGCATTGTTACTTTAGCATATCGTATTTTATAGGGGTTTAATTTTAGGAGGTTTATTATGAATAAGAAAATTGGTTATAATGAAGATGGTACTATGAAGACTTGGCTTTCTGTATCTTTCATTGTTTTAGTTGTTATTCTTGTTATTGGTGGCATTCTTAGTTTAGTGGTTGATAGCCCACCATCTGATAAAATTTTGTCTAAACCTTATGTATCTGTAATGGGGAATACACTAAGTTTAGATGATAGTCTACATTGGGCAAGTTATGGTTTTACTAAAGACGCATCTTTAAGTGGTATGGCTAAGTTTAGAGATGTTGATTTAGATTGGAAGAAAATTGATGCTAGTGATTTACCTAAAGAGATTAAATCTCGTTTAACTCAGTCAGATGTTGATTTAGTAGTTTATGTGGCAGATGTAGATGAGTCTTTGGCTAAGGGTGTTACAGATGTAAAACATTATGTTATTCTACGTCATTTTCATGAAAATAATACTGAACAACTTCGATATGTGTTTACTGTTGTAAAGATTAAGAATAGTGAGCCTAAGGTATATGATTTAGAAGATTCTGTAAACTTTACTACTGCTTATTTGGTAACAAGGGGTAAATAATGAGGAAATATATTAAAAAGCCTGTAACAGTTGAAGCATTTCAATTCTTCTATAATGCTGAAGAGTCTACTAGACTATTAAAGGAAGAAGTAGGTACTGATAATTGTTTCTATAATTGTGATGGTAAATTATTTCTAAGGACATTAGAAGGTGCTTTGTCTGTTAGAGATGGTGACTTTATCATTAAAGGAATTAAAGGTGAGTTTTATTCTTGTCGTGAAGATATTTTCTATAAAACATACTATGCAGATGATATTGTTTATAAGTATATCGTTCATTTAGAAAAACATGATGTGTTTTCACCTATCTATTTCAATACATTTGATGAAGCTGTTACATGGGGTAGGGAATTGTTTAAAAAGTTCCCTGATATTAATGATTATGAAGATTTCTGTTATGTTGACGGTATGCATTTAGTAGATGATACTATGACTGAATTCTATATTTCTAGGTGTAAGGAATATGTTCCTCATGTATGGGACGAAGATATTTTAAATCTTATGCAAGAAGATTTAGAAGATAGTAGGGATTGTTTCAGTATCTATGATTTTACAAATGATAAAATTGAAGAAGATTTAGAATTGATTGTCAATGAGGCAATTCGTGGATGGGCATTTAAGTATAACCTAATTGATGATGGTTGGGGTTATAATGTTGATTACACTACTACTAGAGTAGTTAGTTTAGAGGAGTGATTACGTTTTGTCTGTATCCGATTTATTTATGAGTGTGTCTTATGTGACTTCAAGGTGCTTTGTGATGACATTACCAGTATTTGTTGTATCGTTCTATCTTTTGTTAAAAGATGATTTAGATAATACAAAAAGTGGGTTAAGTTTCTCAGTATTTAGAATTACATTTGTATTACTCTTTGTGAATTCTATTATTTGTTTTATATTCTCAATACTTTATATGTTTATTTGAAGAGGTAGTTTCACTACCTCTTTTTATTTTAACTTTACACTTCTTTACAAATATGGTATTATTAGTGTGTAAATAAATATTTTGTTTGTATCGTAAGGGTGGTGTTACATTTGATTCTAGAGAGTTATAAAGTGGTTGATGATTATGTAGTGATTAATGATAGGTTTTACTATAGATTAGACTCATTACATCGATTGTATCTAGAAGATACTTATTTTAAGGTATCAAAGAAAGATTGGATTGGTGAGTGGTTTAGTCTTAATGGGTTTGAAGGAGATATAGAGGACGTAATTTCTTTCATAAAAGATACTAATAGACTCATTAAGGATGCTAAGTCAGAAGATTACTTAGTCATTGAATGGGGTATCTTTGGTTTTATCATGTTGTCTGTTATGGTGTGTTCTTGCTTTGTTGGAATGGTGTTAGTGAGTGTGTTACATGGGTAGGGTTATTAATATCGTAGTATTTATGATTGCTCTTATGTCATATGCGATGTACTTAAATGTTGCTTATGATAGTGGTACTCATGATTTACATACTACAGCATTACGAGTGTTTATTTGTTTGTGTTTCTGCTATTGTATGTCTTTTGCTAGAAGGATGTAATGTAATATGTGTATGGATGATAAAATAGTAAGTAAATCATTTAGTGATATACAAGAAGATATGCATAATGACTTATTAAAGTTATTATATCGTATGTCTGAAGGAGAGATTCAGTTATATCATTATTTTTATACAAATAGGAGTCGTATTGATGGAGATTAATACTAAAGAGTTACGTGAAAAGTATGAGTTAGAATTATCAGATATAGAGACAGAGTTTATATCTGCTAAGACTGATTTATTAAATGCTATTGATAGATATAGAGGGTTACAAAATCGTAGGCATGAGTTAAAAGAAAAGCTACGCTTATTAGATAAAGGGTATTTAGACATTAGTGATATATTAGGTGATGTTAAGTTTACTATAAGGAGATGGTAAATTATGTATACTAAAGATGATTTTTATATTGATAATGGTTACGTTGTAATTTTGGGGAGTAAAACATATAAACTTTCCTATGTAAATGATATATTTTTACGTGGTGAAAGTATGTTCTTAGATTTCACGGATAATACACGAAGTTATGAAAATATTTTTGTAAATCGTGAAAATATTGCCGTGTTGGTAGATTTCTTAAATGAATTTAAGGAAGCAAAACAAAAAGAATTAATGGATTTAGTGGATACTATTCATGGTGCTGAAGATGAAGAAGAGACTACTAAGAATACATCTGATACGATATTATTTGTAATATTGGTAGTATCATTATTACTTAATGCGTATTTGTTACTATTCTAAGAGAGGTGGTAGATATGGTAGGTCATTCTTATGCAACTTTTGGGATGGTAGGTGATTATTTCTTTTATGATATTGGCATGTCATGTGGGTCTTATGGGTTTCCTAATTCTTATTGGGATTGGGACAGAGGTGTGTATCATGTAAAGGATTTACAGGATATAGATTTAGATAAAAATGAGTATGGTGCTGTAGTAAATATCTATTTTAAAGATTCTGTATCTGATATGAGTTATAAGCGTTTTTATGTGGGGGATTATGAGTGTCGCCCTGATTATTATGATGTATTAGTACATAATATTAAGGTAGGGATAGAAAAGTATAAACATAAAACTACTTGCGTGGATGATTTGTTTTATTCATATCTATTCTTTGGTGGATTGTTAGCATTTATAACCATTGTTTTGTTGTGTTATTATTTATTTACATAAAAATATTAAACTTTACAATTCAATACAGATATGGTATTATATGAGTAAGATATAGTGAGTGTATCATATCTATACATTGATTATATTATAGGGGTTTTATAATGGTTTGTTTCATTATCGTTTAGTCTATATAGCATAATGTAAACTATTGTAAGATTATGTAATGTTTTCATGTATATTCAAATAGGTCTTTTTATTTAGGAGAAGGCTAACACTCATACAATTCATCTCATGATACATTCACCATATCGAATATGTTTGATTTAATTTTAGCTTTCAAAACTTTACAAAGTATTACAGTATGGTTTGGTGTGGAGGTATAGCATATGGATTACTATGTTAATGAATTCTTAAAGGCTCATCAATTAAAGGTAGACGATATCTTTAGAGTTACAGAAACATGTAAAATTGTTAAGGTAGACAGTAATGGTTCTTTTATTGATTGCAATACTGAATCAGTATTGAATTTAGGGGAAGTATTTAGTATCTTGAGTGGTGCATATAGTATTGAGAAAGATACGACTCGTTATATGTATGGCGATGAATACTACTTTGTATCTAATAAAGATATTGTAAAGAAAGGTACATGGACAGATAGTATCTATGATTATGCATTATTGTATATGGGTAATGTATTCACTACTCGATTAGAAGCTGATTCAGCTAAGGATAATATCATTAATCTATGTCATGATATCAATACTAAGAGAGATGATTTAGAAGAAGTAGGGTTTAATAACTTTACTGCTACTCCTAAGGTAGAGAAGAAACAAAGCATTGCTGAGAAGTTTAAATCTCATATTAATGCTAAAGAAGATACTAAAGATACAGATAATAGTGGTATTTCTAGTTTAGTGATGTCTATCGATAAAGATGACATTAAGAGTGGTAACTATAAAGGATATACATTACGTCATCGTGGTGGTAAGGTAGATAAGAAAGATTTTTCTATTAATGCAGATAGTTTATATGATGCATTACAAGAAGCATTTAAGAAGGGGTTTAATTCCTAATAAAAGTAGGTGAGTGTAGTATGTTAGAGAATACGATAAAACAATTAGTGAATGCACTTGATTGTTATTACAAGGATAATCTTATTGATGGGGTAAGTACTGATACACGTGGTAGTAATTATGTAGTAGCAGTGGATTATTCTGTAGAGAGTGTTAAATGTACTATGACAGATGGTACTGTAACATTAGATGCGACATTGTATTATAGTGATAGGAAGTGTAATCTATATGTAAGGGGTTACAGAGACGGTTATGATACTTCTACATTAGATACAATTATTACTGAGATATGTGATGTCAAAGAAGTATTACAAAGAGAGAGTGATATTGAAGTAATTGTAACATTGGTATAGTGTTATAACATACTAAAGATAAGGTGATTTATATTATGGGTTTGATTCAATTTCGATTACGTAGTGGTGCATTACAAAAGTTAATGCAGAAGCGTATGATTTCAATAAGTGAGTTATCACGGAGTAGTGGTGTTAGTCGTCCTGCTTTATATAGCTTAATTAATGAGAATGTAAAGTATGTACGTATTAGTACATGTCGTAAAGTAGCGGAGGCTTTAAATGTAGACGTAGGGACATTATTTGAAGTAGCGACTGATACTAACACAGAAGTAGAAGATAATGGATAGGTTTTATAGTTTAGATGTCAAGACACAATTCTTATTACAAGATAGTGTACGTAGGGATAGTTTTAAAAACTTAACTACAAAAGATGGTGTGCAGTGGTTATTGTGGTCTTTCTATCATTGGGGCATTAAATATTTGTCGTATGATAGTAAGAATGGGTTACTATTGTTTCATAGTCGTCCTGTATATGATGAAGTAACAAAGCAATGGTATGGTAATAAGGTAGAGACTCATAGTGAGTCTGAAGGTAATAAAGAGGTAAATGGTGATAATCATGGAGATGATTCCAACAATAGTATTAATGGTAGTGGGGATACAACTGCTACGGAAGGAAACGTCAGTAGTGAGGTTTCTGATACTGTTGGTGATATTCATGGTAGCGATGGGGAAGGTGTAAATCATGTTGGAAATGATATTATGTTTAATACTACTTCTAGTGGGGTTGTCGTTGGTGGTTTCAGCAGAGACATGGGGACAGAGGATTCTATTCATCTTTCTGACTCTATGGGCATACGACATATTCTTTTAGGTGTTAATGCTAATAGTAATGAGTATAATCATGTAGGGAATGAACCTAAGTCTTTAGCATTCTATATTTATTCTCTAATTACGAGTGTATATGAACTTAAAGAGGGAAGTTGTATAGAATTAACTACAAAAGCAATAGAGGATGATATCGCTAGTGGTGTATTAAAAGACGGTATGGTAGTAGAGGTATCAAACAATGGCATCACATGGTTTAAGAGATATTTTAAATCTATTGTACCTAATCTATCAACGAGTTATTGTGTATATGGTGGTGGACGCACAAAAGATACAGTACGTGATACTGCGGATGTAGAGTATTATAATTATTTACGGTATGTAGATACAAAAGACACTACATGTACTAACATATGTAATCATGGTTGTAGTACTTGTAATATAAAACATGAAGGTACACGGAATACGATTGATGGGAGAGGTGTTTTTGTTAATAGGGGTATTGTAGAAGAGTAATGTCTAATTATAGGCAGTAAGTAGTAGTTATGGATAATAATAGTGTAGGTAGTAATAATACAAAAGATGACATCAGATACTTCCCTGAGTCGATTGTTAAGGTATCAATCGACATGGATGAGTATCTACGATTAAAAGAAATAGAGAGAGAGTGTATACGTCTACGCAGTGGTGAGTGTGGTGTAGTAAAAGAAGAACCTAATATCAATACATGTAGTGTGTTTGTAGAAGAGCGTGATGTGTGTTATGATAGGCTACAAGAAAATCTGTATAATGAGTTAGAAGTACTATATACTAGATATAGGGGTTCAGCTATGTGGAATTTAGATTCTACATTAAGTGGTGTGATTGCATTTCATGTAAAGTATTTCCTAGAGGATTCTATCATTGATTGGGATAGTGATGACTGTCATAGGAAAATACATAGGGAATTAAAATATGCGTATAAGGTATTACATTACTATTTCAAGAAAGGCGATTCTTGGAAAGAGAAAGACGTTAGATGTGTTAGGCGTGCATTAAAGTTTTTACGTAGGAATTGGTTCGCTATGTGGACATAAGATATAAAAAATGATAAAACGTATACTAAAGAAAATATGTAAATGGGTATTCCATATTATAGTGCTTTTATTAGTTATCATAGCTTTAATATCAATAAAACAAGATAATCAAAGAAAGACTGAAGCTATTAAATCAGACCCTATACATATTATGAATGATAATGTCTTAAAGAATCATACAGGTGATACATTATATGTTTCATATGATAGTCGTGAGTATGATGATTATATAGTAGATAAAATCATTAAAGATATGAATCAAAGGGGTTATAGGGTAGTTAATAAGTATACTGAATATTTACAATATCAAGAATTAATTGGGGATATTGTAACTACTCGTGAATATACTGTAACACATGTCATTTATAGAGATTAGATTAAAGGGGATTGAATTATGATGATATATAACGTAAAGGACTTAATTGGTGAATTACTAGAGACATCATGTTATGTAGATGATACTGTTCAAGTAGAGAATGCTGTAGGGACTCCATACCAAATAGCAAAAGTAATTAATAAAGATGGTATTGTGACATTGGTGTTGGACGATGAGTAGATTTCTAAGTGAGTATAACTTTCTGTAGATATTGGGTGGTCATTTATTTAAACAAAATATATGTGTACCTAATGTATTAATGACAGTACCTAAAAAAGGTCAGTATGAAGCTGACCTCTTATATTTTAATCTAAAGTCATTGCATTTAACTGAGGTAGAGATTAAATTAAATCTACAAGACTTTCTAAATGATTTCAAGAAGAAGATATATCATGAAAGCAATGAAGTGATGTATCTCTATTATTGTTTACCTAGTAATATGTACTATTTACATAAAGACATCATAGATAGTAAATTAGGAGATGCTGGTTTAATCTTATTGTATGATGTAGATACGGATACAGAAGATGGTGCTTTTTATGAATTTGGTTGTTATAAAAAACGTGCTAAGAAGCGTAAAGGTGTATCTAAGTTATCAATGGATAGAGCAATGTATTATATGCGACTAGGGTGTATGAAGTGGATTCATGGTAAGACGTATTAAATAGGAGATAGATTATGGCACATACAATAGATACTCAACGGTTTAATAAATTTAGGCTACAATTAGAATTATTAGCGACTCATACAAGTTATAATGCTGAAGATTTTACATTCAAATACTACTATAGTAATGTAAGTGTACCAACATATAACTATGGTGATATCAGATTGCATAGTGTACAGTATAAATTAGGGGAGTATTTTATTATTGAATACTATCTAGGGAATGTACGACTTTATGATAGCTACTCTATTAATAAAGGTGGCGAATTAATTTGCAATGCTGTAGTTACTGAAATAGTTCATTATATTAGTGATTGTATCGATTGTTTAACTATTGTATTTGCTAATAAAGTAGTTGCTAATGACTTCATGAATTTTTATTTAAGTGATGACATAACAAAGGAAGATAATAGTACGATTGTCTATCATTATAGTGGTAGTGATTTCATGGTAGTATATACTGTAGATTTTGATACTAAGACTGCATGGTTGAATAATAAGTTATTTGTAGGTCATTTAGTAGAAATTAATTATCTTAATGAAGACAGAGTAAAGAACTTTAAAGTTGTTGAGCATTATGTGGATATGGTTAATAGTGATAAAGATACAGAATGTGGGTTAATGTAATATATGGATACTGTAACAATCAATGTAATAAACTGTTTACTATATATTGCTTTTTTTATATGTCTAATAGGGTTGATATATAGTGTATATAAGATAACATTACCAAATCAACTATTGAGGAAATATCTACTGTTTGATGCTAAGTATTATAATGGGGAATTATTTGACACGTCTATATACGATATCTATTATTGTGTAACTGGTGATACATATGTATGTGTAAGTGATGACTATGTTATCTTTGGCATTACTGAAAATCATTTATACTATGATGGTCATTCAGTGATGTATGTATATAAGCGTTGTCCTTATGAGATAAATAAGTATAGGTTTTTATATGGTCGTGACTATCAATCTGTTTATGGTGTAGATGGGTTAGATTTCTTATTCTATGTAGTAGCATATAGACATCATAGATTTGGTGAAGAGATAGTATCATATAATCAAATTCATTACTTATTATAGGTGGTGATTATATGGGTTTAGTGATTGCTTTATTCATGTGTTGTGTGTTATGCTTTGTATCATATTACTTCTATAGTAGATATAAAAGTGCAGAAAAGATGGCTATCTATAATAAGTTTTTATCTGAATATTATAGTGGTAGATTATTTGATAAAAATTATTATAAGGTATATAGAGGGGTTGATGATGCTGTTAGTGTCAGTCATGATTATGTAGTATTTAGTGTAGATAAGGCAATGTCGTGGTGTAAAGGTAACACGATTATGGCTGTGTATCAACGTGATATAGTAAAAGATATATCATTACGACGTGAGTACATCAAGAGATATGGTAGGATTGATTTAGAATTCTATCATGACACATATGTATTAGATGATGTCGGTAAAGAGTTAGTATATTATAATAAGTTATTTTAGGGGGAGTTTGTTAGATGTGCGTTCATAGAGAAGTAGAGCATAGGACACGTTCTTATACTAAAAATCAAGAAGTGATTAATAGTCATAAAGACGTGTTACGAGATATAGAATATATTTGGGGTTGTTATCCTGAGTTGAGGTTAGGGCAATTATTATGTTATATTGCTACAGAGGTATTAGGCACATCTGACCCTTTCTATTTAGAGGATGCTAAGTATCAAACATTTAGGGATACTGTAGCGGATAGGTATGATAAGATATGAGTAATAATACTTCATGGTTAGATATAGTACGATATGGGTTATTTGTTACACGACTTAAAATTGAGGTTTATCTTTTAAATAAGTTAATGACTAGTTCTACTGAGTTGTATAAGAGATGTGTTAATACGTCTATATTACATTTCTTAGAAGCATATGAAGATTCCAATGAAAGTCGTTACACTAAATTTTTAGAATCCATAGAGGATTCTAAAAAGAAAATGGATGATGAGGATTTTGATTGGTATTCTAAAGTATATGTAGAAGGGTTCAAATCTCATTATGATGTAGAAAAAGATATGAGACGTAAGGCTTATGATTTATTAAAGAAACAAACAGAGGAATTGAAGTGTAATGAGTACATTGTTTAAAAGAATTGTTGTGTTATCTATATTAGCTAGTGTATCATGTTATTATGTAAATGCAGTAGGTGTATCAGCTAGACCTGCTCCTGTAGTTAGGTCAGCTCCAACTATAAGGAGTACACCTATTAAAAGTACTCCTGTAAAGAGTACACCTAGTAAGAGTAATAGTGTTAAAACTACAAAGAGTACAACTGATACTAAGTCAAGTAGTGAAGCACGTAATATCACTAATAACTATTATAATAATGGTGGTTTCTTTAATAGTGTGGTAGGTGCATTTACTGGCACATGGTTATATCATAGTTTATTTGATGATAACAACACTACAAAAGAAACAGATACAGAAGATACTAATGATAGTAATAGTGTAGAAGATGAAACATTTAGTATTAGTTATTGGATTACTAATAACTTAGAATATGTAAAGAATCTATTATTTGGTATTAAATAATGGGTGAGTGGCAATAAAAAATGAAATATGAAGAGTTGTTAAAAGATTGCATAGAAGTTGATAGTAATTGTGAGTGTATTGGTGGTTGTTATATTTATCATATTTATTACAAACATAAAAAGAGTGGACAGGGGTATATGTTAGAATATTGTAAAGACCGTTTAGGTAATAAATATGGGTATGAGATTTCAAAAGTGAAATTATACAATCATGAATATTAATCATGAAAAAGAAGGTTGTTGTTAATTATACATGGGAGTAGTGTAAAATGAGTGGTACTATACAAGATAAAGCAATTAATGCTACTAGGACAGTATTATTTAATGATTTTGGTTATGATGTTAAAGATATAAAACCTAGTGATATGTTTGTAGTGTGGTCATGTAAAACACTGCAGAATTGGAAAGCTATTGTAAGTGGGTTTAATGTCAAAGAATTAATTGAAGTGACTTATAATGGTGATAAGGATGAAATATATGTAGACGTGTATGAAAAGAAGCTTAATACAGTTATTTCTCATGATATTGATAGGGATGAAAATAATGTATAATATTAGTATTCAGCCACCAATCTTAGCTATATTAACAATGATATTTTTATCATTAGTAGCTATCTTAGTAAGTATTAGTATTTATGATAGTGTTACTAAGTATAAAGATTCTAATACTATTAGGGGTAGATTAGAAGTTGTATTTGGTATGGTGTTAGAATCATCATTCTTTTTATTTTTGTTATTAAATATTGTATTACTATACAGAAATTTATAAAGGAGATATAGTATGGGTTGGGAAGAAAAACTATTAGAAGAATTAAAAACATTAGAAGAACGTATTCAGCATTTGATTACATTTTTAGATGAAAACAAAGAACATGAAGACTATTATATTCTATGTAAGCAATTATCTGCTATGATTGAATATCGTGAATGTTTAGATAAACGAGTTGAAAAATATAATATCAAGTAAAAATCACATAGGGATTATAAAAGTTTTTTATAGAGATAGTACGAAACAATAAAAAAGTTTGTATTATCTCTTTTTTACTATATTTAGTATACTTATAGTGTAATAATAGTTTTATTTACTGTGAGGTGCGATATGAGCGAGTTAAAGACTTCATATTATTTACTATTTGTGGTGTTGCTACTGTCTTTTGTACAGCCATATATTTCAATAGGGATTCCAGACCATATATTTAATATTGGTGTCTTTATTGTTGCATGTATTGTGTACGTATTATCATAAGGAGATATAAAAGATGATTCCTAGTTATAAACTAATGCGACTTATTGTAGCGGAGTGCATTCAATATTTAAAACATGTAGAAGGGGCAGATGTGTCTAATAATGAGGACATCTATAATTTCACAGATATCTATTCTAATGTAGTTACGGAGATATGTGATAGGGCATTAGATATGGACTTATATCATGTGGAAGCTAAGAAGTATGGACAAGGATTTAATAAACACATGCTAGATAGATTATTAAGTCTATATGAAAAGAATAAGAAGAATTATAAGTATACTGTAGATAATGTAACATATACTTCAGATGAGTTTTATGTGTTAGAGAAAGTATTAAAGGGGAAAGAATAATGGCTAAGAATAAAACATATAAGAGAATGAGTAAGTATACTTCAATGGCTACACTAGCTATTTTAGGGTATTTAGAGAGTTTAGATATTACGCTCTTGAGACGTCATATATCTGATTATGGGAATGTATATTATACTGCTAAAGTTAAAGATGGTGATTCAGTATTTCTAAGTGAATTAACACCTGCTTTAGCAATATTACCACCTCGTGAGGTAGTAGCTTTTAATGAATTTATGGGTAAGGTGTATAAGCGATATTTAAGACGTTATCCTGTTCAAAGTGAGGAGAGATTACAAGGGTATCAAATGGATTTCTTATTATCTTTCTTACGTGATAATGGGGATGTAGATATAAAAGAATTTAGTACTGATAGCATTAAAAGGATTCATGAATTAGTTAAATCGTGTGGGAAAGTTACATTTTCTTCTTTCTTAAAATCTTTATTTACAGTTAGTGTAAAAGAGAGTGATGAGGTTGGTAAGGTAGATGTAAAGGTATCATGCAACACACCTAAGTGTATTGGTAAAGATTTTGTTGTAGATGATACAGATTTCACATATATAAAAGATACATTCATGCACTTATATGCTAAGGGGTATCGTACTATTGAAGTAGGGGACGAAGTATTAGCAGTTGTACAAGAATATACTGCAGATGATGTAAAGGCTCATCGTGTATCTCGTAAGACATATTTAAACATATCTTCTACATTTGATATGTTAGGCTTGCGTGGAGCATTAAAAAATGGGGTATATGCTATTACTGATATACTTAATTTACCTCATCGTGGTGATGTAGTGTATATGGATAATAAACCTTATTATGCACATAGTGTTCTGATTTCACTTAATAATGATAATCCTATTAAGATTAAGTATATGTTATATCCTAATCATTTAAGTCCCGAGATGTATGATTTATTAGGTGAAAAGTCTGGGTTAGATTGGACATACAAGATTAGTGGTTATTACAATAGTTGTTGTTTCTTTATTGATACAATACAGAAACAATGGGATACATTTATTACTAAACAATAGGAGGTTAGTATGTCACTTTGTTATAGAATGAATCGAATGGATGCTAGTACATATATTGAGTTATTACGTACTATTTATAAGTTACGTACAGTAGTATCTATTAAAGGTGTATTTACACAGATGTGTTTATCAAAAGAGGGTGTACCTGCTTTCTATGATATAGACAATAAAAAGATAACAGATAGTCGTTATCTAAAAGATTTACGGTTTGATGCTAAGGTATTAGATACATATACTACATTACTACTTGATGGTGGTAAGATGATAAGTGTAATGACTTTAATTAAGAAGTTGTATGAAGAAGTAGTAAATGGTGTAGTAGATAGTATTGGTGATTTAGCACGATATAATCGAAGTCATAAGAACTTTAACTTAATACCTAATTTCACTACGTTATATGATTATGATAATATGGATGATGCTTGTAAATTAGATTTACTATATAAGTATCAATATTTGTATAATATAGTAAATAAGTTTAAAGATGACGATAGATTAGTACCTCATTATGATATCAAGAATGATAGTGTAACATTTAGTGTTGAGATTGAGAATGATAATATCTTCACAGGGACTCCTTTGTATGGTACTAGCGTAGAAGAGGTGTTATTACCTACAGTAGCATTTAGTGATACATGTGAGATTTCTGTTAAGACTGTACTAGATAATATTCGTGCAGTGATTCGTTATATTATGCGTTTACATTCTGAGGCTGTATCAGATGTGTATACTTTCTTGTATGATGAAGTACTAACTACAGTAGATATTGATACTTGTCGTGGTCAATTGAATTATGTAGATAGTAAAAATATCAATGCTAACTTAGAAGGTGATGTCATTGTAGTTGATGATATTGGTGTAAAGCTACGGATTGCGAAATTAAATGATTGGGAAAAAGTAAAATGTTTTGTAGATGCTGTGAATGCTAATAAAGACATGTTACATCGTCCTATTGTATCTTGTGTAGGAACTGTAGCGAGTGCTGTGTTAAGTTATATGCGATATCGGTATGAGTCTACATTTAAAGAGGATGTAGCGAATAGTAGTCGATACATTAATAAACTGTTACTATCTATGACGAGTATTGGTCATTGTGGTGATGATTACATTCATCAAGGTGTGAATGCTTTTATGATTGCATATAAGGGTAATGTGTATACTGATTCCATGAATCAATTAGATATGTTACTTGCATACATACAATATTGTAAGGATGTATATGTTACATCATTTACATGGGATACAAAGCATTTAATTAAAATACAATTTAAACATAAAGCAGATGATTGTATTTCTGTCATTGATTATATTCGTGGAGAAGCATTTTGTACTGAGTTAGATAGTGATGAAGTCATTTATCTGTTACAACTCATTCGTAAGTTAGTATTTAATTTCTATCATACATGGAATTCTAATTACAATACAGTATTCATTGATGCGTTGGATGGGTTTAAATTAATTTCAGAGGTTTCTAAATTATCAGATAATGCTAAGGTGTATTTTGATTATGAATTAGGGGATAATTTAAACTATGCTACAAATGTTTATGGAATACCATTGAATAATGATACAATTCTTGCATTTGGTGATATGGTCATTCCTATGTGTGGTAAATATACTAAGGAAGATTTAAAACGTGCTAAGTTCATGACAGAGATTCATAATACTAAGTATCAATCATTGAAAGTGTTGTTACGGACAATCATTAATACAATGTTTACTGTGTTTGAATCTACTAATGCATCAGATATTAAATCTGTGTCTATTGGTGTAGAGGGAGTAAAGCACTTTGATAAGTTAGCTTTCTCTATTAAGACATATGATGGTAAAACAAATATACACTATATAGATGTACCTTATGGGTGTCGACATACTGTGTTTGGGTTCTTTCATGAAGATAGTGGTTATCATATCTATGATGTATCATTACATCGGTTATTGGAGATATTGAATGAAGTACGTGAATTAATGTTTAATTCCTATACGTACTTTGGGTATACAGTAGGGGATAATTTTGATACATTAGATAGTGATATTCATAAATTGGGTGTAGTTGTGAATTGTTGTGAAAATAGTTATAATAAAGAAGAGGTAGTTATGTGTGAGGTAAATAGTACTACTGTATGTACAGACAATATTAAATATCCTACGAATAATATAAACATGAG